ATATAAAATCTTCCGCATCCTATGGGACAGGTTCCTCGATGACCTGAAGCAAGCACTTTCTCCGGATCTATATAGTCCCACCAACATCAAAGACATGATCCGGGAACTCGAATCCAGGACGGGCAAGCATATTGACGACGAGATGAACATTCGTCGTTCCATAAACCGCCTCCAGACCGATATCGAGACCGCCGTAAAAAGGAAGCTCGGTCTGCCCATCGACAGGGAAGACATCATCCAAACCTGCCGTTGGAAGGGTCAGAGCGAAGGCGATTACGGATACCGGATCAACCCTTTTACAGTAACTGCGCGTCCCTTCCAGACCGACCGATCCTGAAACCTGTCTTATTTATTTCCAACCTGTCTTCTTTCCTGAATCCTTCACGTGCAGGTGCTTTCACACGTCCACATCCCACTGAACTACCCTCATAACCTGTCGCATCAACTTTTTACCTGACCTACAAATCCGTCTTTCTGAAGGCTATTATTCCCTCCATAGTTCAGCGATTTCCAAGTTCTTAGAAATGGAGGCGAATAATGAAACAACACATTCGTAGCAGCCGCTCCGGATATGGCCTCAATCCCAGAGTAAACCACAGGATGGAGGTCAACAAGCGAGAGATTTCCGCTCTACAGAGAAAACTGCTGGAATTGATGCAGGAAGTCAACTTTGGGCTGATCAAGGGTTTGGTCGTGAAGGACGGTGAACCCGTGTTCGACCCACCCCCTCGAGTAGTGCGCGAGATCAAGTTGGGCGGGGAAAACGGTCCGAGACATGAGCTCGGGTCGGACGATTTCGCCCTGAAATCCAAGGTGGCGGAGTTCTTCGAACACCTCAGCCGCCTAAGCAATGGAACGGTTGAGTCCATCGAAATTAAACATGGACTCCCCTTCCTCATGAACATCGAAGAGACGATTCGGGTATAGAGCCCCGAATCACAAAACAAGTTCACCAGACAACTGACTGGCCGCAGAGCGGAGGTCGTTGTGGGTGTCGCCTGACCGGCGAACTCGCAGCGCCTCCGCTCTTATTCTCACGAATTTTCTGGTACTGGCTGACACCCACGCGAGCTCCTCCTCGAGGCCGAGGAGGCTCTGATGGGTTTCGAAAACCGTTATGACGGAATTGAAGAATATGCCATCCAGACTATCAAATGTAAAGCAAGGCAACTGATTGGGAGCGCAGGATTCACCGAGTCCGATCGCGAGGACTTGGAGCAGGAATTAATAATCGACCTGCTCCGCCGCCTGTTCAAGTACAATCCCGACCGGGCGCAACGAAATACTTTCATCACCCGCATTGTCGATCATAGGGTCGCTACGATCGTCGAGGAGCGCACGGCAGGCAAGCGGGGCTGGCGTCTTTGCACGGCTTCCTTGAGTGACAGGGTCAAGTTGGAGGAGGGTGGAAGCGTCGAGCGGCTGGAAGCTTACGACCTGGAAGAGTATTTACGCCAGACAGGGCGGCTTTCACGCAAATCTGTTGACCGCTTGGACCTTTCCATTGACTTAAGGCGCGTCATCGCCACTCTTCCACCCGAACTTCGCGCCTTGTGCGAACGCCTGCAGTCTGAAAGCGTGACGGAAATATCCCGCGACACTGGCATTCCGCGGGGAACCCTATATGAACGCATTAGGAAACTTCACGATCTATTCGAAGATGAGGGATTGAGTGATTATATCTGATTCCTTCCCGACACTTTTGAGACTTTTCCGGTATGTAATAGGTGAGAAGAGTTGAACCGCTTCAACATCATTTTGGGAAACCGGTGATCACCACATCCCGTCGATGATGGCGGTTCTGTTCGAGACCTTGAAAAGACATCACCTGAAGAACCAGGAGGCTTGGTAATGAACCAGGACATTTACAAATACGAGTTCTCTTTCGATATACCCATTCATGAGGTGGAGCGGTCACTCGCTCTATCGGTACTGACAACGGAGAGTCTGCATGGTCGCACCCAGGTTCGGCTGGACGCTTCGTTTTACTTCGATAAGCAAAAGCGCGCTTGTATAGTAGACGCCGGCACCGAGGTTGGGCGTCATATCGCCCGCATCTTCACCGGGTATTTAACACGGGAATTCGGTGAGGAAGCCTTCAAGGTCAAGCGGATCGTGGCGAATCCAGACAAGGAATCTGCGGGTATGAAGCAGAACTCCGGAGAACCGTCAAGCCAGGCAAGACCTCTGTCAAGGTCGTTCCGGTAACTAAATCATAAAGGAGAGATCTGTGGCAATATCGTTGGAGACATTGAAAAGATCGGCCCCGCTGCCGCCGCGGGACTTGATATACGGCGTGCAGGGGATCGGCAAGAGCACTTTGGCGTCGCTGATGCCGTCGCCGGTTTTCCTGGCGGCTGAGGACGGACTATCTGGTTTGGAAGGCGTTATCCACTGGGAAATCAGATCCAACCAGGACGGTATTGATGCGATCAGTGCGCTGCACGGCGAGCATCAGTTTCAGACCGCCATCGTCGACACTGTCAGCGCCTTTGAAGCAATGCTGCATCGACAACTGCTTGTAAACTGGGGTGTCGACTCCTTGGACCGGGTCGGCGCCAACGGTGGCGGATTCTACAAGTGGCGTAACGAGGCGCTTCCCCTGTGGCAGGACATCCTCGACGGACTGGACAGCCTGCGGATTAACAAGGGGATGCGGATCGTGCTGATCGGTCATTCCATCGACAAGGAGATTAAGCCGCCGGAAGCCGATCCTTACCGCAAATACACCATTGATCTGCTGAACGATAAGGCTGCGGCAATGCTCTACCGGTGGGCTGATGTGGTGGCATTCTGCAATTTCCGAATCTCGGTTACCGGCGCCACCCGAGACAAGCGGGGGCAGGTCACGAAAGCCGGACGAGCCATCGGCAGTGGCGAGCGTGTGATGTATCTATCCGAACGACCCGCTTTCTACGCCAAGAACCGCTTCGATCTACCCGAGGAAATACCGCTTACCTGTCAGGATTACTTGAAAGCATTCAATCATATCAATAACCAGAACGAAGGAGGCAACTGAAATGTCTAACCTTGGACCTAACGGGTTCGACGCCACACAGGTCGAACCAACAGTGGACTTCGAGCATGTGCCGGCAGGACGGTATATCGCCGAGATCACCGATTCCGACATGCGGGAGAACAGTAAAGGCACGGGCGAATACCTCTGGCTGGAATTCACCATTCTGGACGGACCTTACGCCGGTCGGAAGCTGTGGGCACAAGTGAATCTCGTCAATCCATCGACTCAAGCTGTCGAGATCGCCCAGCGGGAGCTCAGCGCTATTTGCCATGCGGTCGGCAAGCTGCGGGTGCAGGACAGCATGGAACTGCACAACATCCCGATGGAAGTCAACGTCAAGATCAAGAATGATGCGGAATACGGTCCTCAGAACGTGATCCGCGGTTACAAGGCGATCAACGGGAGGGGTAATGTGGCGTCTGCGCCGGCTGCCGCTGCTGCACCGTCCTCCCCTTCACCAGCGAAGGCGGGCAAAGATTCCAAGCTTCCCCCCTGGAAACAGAGGTGATGGCGAAGGTTCCAGGTCAACTATCACCGACAGTCCAGGCGATATACGACGCTTACGAGGGCGGGCGGAGCGGATTCCGCCCGCACCTCGGGGCCTCATTGATCGGTCGGGAATGCGAACGGGAACTGTGGTACTCCTTCCGTTGGTGCACGATCCCTGATCACAACGGTCGGATGTTACGACTTTTCGAAACCGGTCAGAAGGAAGAGGAGCGGTTTATCGAAAATCTGCGTTCGGTCGGTGTTGAAGTTCATGACCACGATGAGGAGACCGGACGGCAGTTCGGTTTCACCGACTTCGGCGGTCATTTCGCCGGTTCCATCGACGGGGCAGCTTTGGGGATCATCGAAGCTCCCAAGACTTGGCATCTGTTGGAGTTCAAGACTTATAACGACCGGCGCTTCGAACTTCTGAAGAAGCACGGCGTGGAGATAACCTCTCCGGAGCATCATGCCCAGATGGTCATCTACATGGACTATATGGGTTTTAAACGTGCGTTCTACCTGGCGGTTAACAAGAACAGCGATGAGCTATATGCTGAACGGATTAAGGCTGACCCCACTTATGCCGTCTTGTTGAAGGATAAAGCCCGTCGGATCATCACCGCGGACAGACCTCAACCAAGGATAAGCGAAGACCCTGCGTGGTGGAAGTGCAAATGCTGCGAACACCATGTCGCCTGTCATGAAGGATCACCTCCCGAGGTAAACTGCAGGACCTGCCTTCACAGCACACCGGTTGATGGGGGATGGCGGTGTGAGAAACACGGCCAGGTATTGTCTTATCAAGAGCAGTTGCGCGGATGTAGCGACCATTTATATATCCCCTATCTTTTACCGGGCAAGGTGATCGACGCCGGCGACGACTGGGTCGATTATGGTTTCGAGGACGGAATGAGCATCCGCAATGGACGCGGAGGATTGAGCAGCCGGCAAATACGGGCGCGAGATGCAGCTGCGTGATTACCAAAGAGAGGCGGTCAACGCCATCTACCGCTATTTCGATTCGCATCGGGGCAATCCGCTTATCGTAATGCCGACCGGCAGTGGAAAATCGTTCGTGATGGCAGCGTTTATTCAGGAGGTGCTCTCTGCGTGGTCTAACCAGCGCATTCTGGTGTTGACACATGTAAAGGAGTTGATTGAGCAGAACTATACTGAGCTGGTCGACCATTGGGCTCTCGCCCCGGCAGGCGTTTACAGCGCGGGATTGAAGCGCCGGGAAGCCGACGCTCAGATACTGTTCGCCGGCATTCAGAGTATTTACACGCGCGCAGAAGAGATCGCGGACTGTGATCTGGTATTGATCGACGAGTGCCACCTCGTCCCCCGCTTTTCCGACACGATGTACCGTCGCTTCCTGGATGACATGCTGAAGATCAATGAAGAACTGAAGATCATAGGATTGACGGCGACGCATTACCGCCTCGACAGCGGTCTTCTCACGGAAGGCGAGAATCGTGTCTTCACCGATGTGGCTTATGAGGTTCCGGTGCGCCGGTTGATCGACGAGGGTTGGTTAGCACCCCTGATAACCAAAGCGCCTGCCATGAGGTTGGATGTTTCTGGAGTCCATACCCGCGGCGGTGAATTCATCCCCGGTGAGCTGGCGGCAGCGGTCGATAAGACGGACGTCAATGAAGCCGCCATGCGGGAGATGCAGCACTACGGGCGCGACCGCAAGTCCTGGCTGGTGTTCTGCAGCGGCATCGATCACGCATACCATGTGCGTGAAGTCCTGCGCGGTCACTGTATATCTGCAGAGACCGTAACCGGCGAGACCAATTCTCTGGAGAGGGATTACATCCTCGGAGAATTCAAAGCCGGTCGCATCCGGGCTGTCACCAACTGTGACCTGTTGACCACCGGATTCAATCATCCGGGAACCGATCTGCTGGCTGTCCTCCGCCCCACTCAATCGACGGGGCTTTATGTCCAGATTGCCGGAAGGGGGATGCGCATGGCAGAGGGGAAAGAGAATTGTCTGGTTCTGGATTTCGCGGGCAACATCGAGCGGCATGGTCCGATCGACCGCGTCAATCCGTATGATCCTTCCCGCAACGGCAACGGCAGGGCGCCGGTGAAGACCTGCCCCAAATGCCGGTCGGTTATATACGCGGGATTCCGCCACTGTCCGGACTGCAACCACGAGTTCCCGCCACCGCAGTCAGAAATCAAACCCTCCGCGTCTTCCAAATCGATAATTAGTCATGCTGAATCCTTCTGGGTGGAGGTTGAAAAGGTTGCGTATTCCCGGCACACGAAGGTCGGCAAGCCCGATTCGCTGCGGGTGGATTATTACGAGAGTCTCTTCTCGTGGTATTCCGAGTGGATTTGTTTGGAGCATGGCGGATTTGCTGCGCGGCGTGCAAGGCGCTGGTGGAAAAGGCGAGGCGGCGATCCTGCTGTGATGACAATAAGTGAGGCATTGCTGGCTGCAGCCGGGCTGAAACAGCCGTCCCATATCCTTGTTCAGGAGGACGGCAAATACTGGCGGGTTGTCCGTTACAGGTTCGATGGAGACGCCGATGTGCCGGTCGAGGTTGAAGAAGATTGGGTTGAAGATGAAGATGCCATACCGATTGAAGAGGAGGCTCCATTTTGACGTCTGAAGATACTGTCACCGTTCCCCGACAACACTACGAGCGGTTGAAGAACGAGCGGGTGGTTCTGTTTGGCGCTAACAGCGGCAAGTGGACGGATGAGGAGCTGGAGAGGAATGCCGTCGATGCGGCGGTCGAGGCTGCAGGGAATGTTATTGAACACGAGAAACTGACCGTGACACCGGTGTCCAAGTTCACCATTGAGCAGTTCAGGGAAATGATCCAGCAGGCAGCATGAGCGTATATGCAGACCTATGTCGACTATATCCCATTCTGAAATGCTGCAGGCGGCTTTGGCTTATGCTTCCTTCGGTTGGGCGGTCTTCCCGACGCACAGCATCCGCGACGGCAAGTGCACCTGCTGCAAAGCGGACTGTTCGAGCCCGGGCAAGCATCCGCTCACACGGCACGGTTTCAAGGATGCAACGACTAATCCGACAATGATCCGCCAATGGTGGCGTAAATATCCTTGGGCGAATATCGCCATCGCAACCGGCGAGAAATCCGGTCGTCTGCTGGTGATCGACATCGACTGCAAACCGGATCGGAGCATCAGCGGCGAGGAGACTTGGCGGGATGTCGAACAGGATTGTCCGGCAACCGTCGAAGTACTCACCGGCGGCGGGGGGAGACATCTGTACTTCTATTACCTGGAATCGGTCAAGATCAAATCGGGCGCTGGGATGATCGGTCCCGGGGTGGACGTGCGTGCCGACAGTGGCTATGTCCTCGCCCCGCCCAGCCTGCACTTGTCGGGAAGACGTTATGAATGGGAGGGTTCGAGCGATCCTCTCGATGGGATTGTCATTGCCCCAGCGCCGGATTGGCTACTTGAGTTCTTTGTCAAACCTGCAGTGGATGCGGTCACCTGCGAATCTCAAACCGAACTGCTCGCTGCACCGAAGGTTCAGGAAATCCGGTCGGCTTTGGCATTCATCGACAGCGATCCGCGGGACACCTGGCTGAAGGTTGGTATGGCTTTAAAATCCACCCATGCCGAACAGCAAGCCTACGGGCTCTGGACGGAATGGTCGATGCAATCTGGGAAATATGAGCCCCGCGACCAGCACCGCACCTGGCAAAGCCTATCGGTCAACGGCGGAGTGAGTCTTTCCACGATCTTCTGGCTGGCGAAGCAGAACGGATGGGTGGAGCTTGACAGTGCCCCGTCCGCAGTCGAAACACCGGCGACCGCGAGGAGCCCGACCAGACCGGATATAGATGAAGAACTGGTTAAACCGCCAGGAATTTTGAATGACATCGTGCAATACATACTGTCCTCATCTCGACGTCCGCAACCGGAGTTTGCGGTGAATGCCGCCCTGGCTCTGGCGGGAACGGTGTTGGGCAGACGGTATATCACCGAATCGGAGCTGCGCACCAATCTCTATCTGATTTCAGTTGGACCGACTGCCAGCGGCAAGGATCACCCGCGCAAGATCGTCAAGAACATCCTCACCGCAGCAAGTCTGCACGAGATGATCGGTGGGGAGAACCTCGCCAGCGGACAGGGGCTGCTCTCCAGGGTGAAACGGACCCCGGTGGTGCTCTTTCAACTCGACGAGTTCGGATTGATGCTGCAGTCCTTGCAGCACAGAAGCGCGGGGCGTCACGCCAAGGAGATACTGATAAATATGATCCGGCTGTTCAGCTCTGCCGACTCGGTATTTGTGGGGACGGAATATGCCGACCAGGCGAACCGTCCCACGGTGCAGATCGAATATCCCTGCGTGTGCATTCACGCAACGACCACGCCGGAGACTTTCTATTCAGCACTCGAATCACGAAACGTCATTGATGGCTTCCTCAACCGGTTCATCGTTGTTGACCTTACCGAGAAACCGAGACCGCCGCTCCAGAAACAGGGACTTTACCCGGATGTGCCGGCATCGATCCTGGATTGGATCGAAGGCGTTATGAACTCAGTACTGCAAACAGGGAACATGTCCCGATTTAATGCGCCGCCGACCATCGTGGTGAAACAATCCCCTGAAGCTTCCGAACTGTTTGAGAGTTTCAAGGAGTTTTCCGAGAAGCAAGTACTTGCTACCGCGAAAACAGGGATCGATGCCCTCTGGAGCCGCGCCCTGGAGCACGCACTCAAAATAGCGCTGGTTTGCGCGTGCTCGGATCAAATCGATAATCCGGTGGTGGAGCCTTGCCATGCTCAATGGGCGATCCGATTTGTCCAGTACCACACGGAGTATCTGGCACACCAAGTGAAGGAGAGGATCGCCGACACCGAATTCGAGCGGATGGTGAACGAGTTCTACATCGCCATCTTGGAAGCGGGAGAGCGGGGACTGACCAAGCGCGATATGGATAGGCGTAAACCGTTCAGATCCTATCCGCCCAGGGAACGCAGACCTGTCTTTGAAGTGTTGGAACAGGCGGGACAGATCGCCATGTGTGAGATCAAGACTTATGGAAGGAAGCGCCACGCTTATGTGGCGATTGATATAGAGGCGAAAGATGAGGAACGCTGAACTTTCGTCACACTTTCGTCACGGACGAATTGCCGAAAGGTTTTCAATACCAGTAAGGGTTTGAGCCACTTTCGTCATTTGGCTCGAGCTATCAAAACACAGCTAATGAGACAATGGGATTCTCATTGTGCGTGCCAAATGACGAAAGTGTAAAAATAATAATATAAATATATATAAATAAATAAGATAATAAATGAAACTTTTGGCAATTTTGGTGTGACAGAAGTATGACGAAAGTAACGAAAGTTGAATTCAAATGAGAGCGAGAGGACGAACAGCCGTTACTGACGGCATGAACAAACTCGAAAGGCACTATGCTGATCACCTTCGAACCCTCCAGCTCGCCGGTGAGATACATAGCTATGCCTTTGAGAGACACAACCTGAAGCTGGCGGATAAGACATATTTCAAGCCCGACTTCGAGGTGATGCTGCCGGATGGTTCTATCGAGTTTCACGAGGTGAAAGGCTACATGCAGGAAGACGCCAACGTCAAGCTCAAGGTTGCAGCGCAACAGTTTCCGCAGTATGTCTTCCGGCTAATTCAGTGGGATAAATGGACTGGATGGAAGATGATCACGCTGCCACCACATGGAAAGGACGAGTCTCCATGACAACGAGATTCCCATTTCGATGGCAAAAACGCCTCCCCGCGCCGATGTCGGGATAAAGATACGACCAGAGGGCAAGCAAATAACAGTATGCCGATTAACAATTTGAAAAAGCAATGCAAGGCGATCAGCAAGCTGACTGGCAAGCGGTGCAAGAATCCCGCTGTCACAGGATATGACGTCTGCCGGATGCATGGAGCCAGAGGCGGTCCTCCTAAGAAAAACCTTAACGCATTGGTGCATGGCTGTTTCGTGGATCGTTTTCTGAAACCGGGTGAAGAGGACATGTTCAATCGCTTTATGGACGGCTTGAAGAACGATATCCCGGACATGAACGAGTCTTCAGACTATGCCATCGCGGTGACAGCCGGGATGGTGTTTATCAGGCTGCAGCGCGCTATCGAAGGTGACGCACAGCCCAACAGTGTGGACTTTCTGTCAAAGACGCTGATCCGACACTTGGAGGCGTTGAAGATCACCAGACATGCCCGGAAGGGAACAGACATCAACCTGCCGAGCCCGGCGCAGTGGGCTTTGGAGCTGATTGAGAAGGCGAAGCAGCGGCAGCGCGAGCTGGACGAGGGCAGGGAGGTGCGGGCGTTGCCGGGGGAAGATTATGAGGTTGAGGATGCCGAGGTAGAGGAAGTCGATGACGCATGAGTGCCGCAAAGGACGCGCACAAATGCCCCGTGTGCCGAGACCTGAGGCGGGGTCGAGTGTTTCATCGACCTGTATTTTGGGTGCGACATGGGCGAGATCAAAGCCGGATCTACCGCCAAGGTCCCGGTGCTTTCCAAATGCTGTCGAAATGCCTCGACTCGGTGAAACTTCCCAACACCGGCAACAAGAAACCTGCAAGTGCTTCCGTGACATTAGCGAATTCGACCGGGGCGTCATTCAGATGATTCTTTGTGACAAACGCCATCCATCGAAATACGTTTTCGGACTCGTTGCTGAATTCTGGTGTGAGTGCTGTTGGGACTGCTTCGATGGGGGTTCGTCGGTGTTCAAAGGTCGCTTTGACGGCACCCGCGAGAATCTTCCCGTCGAAATCGAAATGCCTCGACAACAGCCAGATGTCATAGAAGTCCTTCATGCGACTGTTGATGCTGCCGAGGTAGACCATTGTTTGAAGTTTCTCGGCGATGGTCGCCTCCCGGCTGCAGGCCTTCATCCTGGGCGCTGGAAGGTCAAGAATCGTTGGATAGTCGCTTACAACGGATTCGGTCGCGACGAAGGGATCGAATGCGATGTCGATCTGAAGTTTTGTCCGTGCGTTGTCGAGACGGCCCTGCAATCGGATGCGGACGCCTTCATAGTCTGCATCCTCCCTGATGACACGACCGGCAATCGTTGTCGGATCAAAGACAATGCCATCAGGTTCGACTTCGACATCGCAGATTTCACGGATCAGGTTCTCCACCGCCCTTACGTCGTTGTCCGTTCTCCCAAGTAAGTCTATGTCCATAGTCGGCCTTTGCAACGGAGCGTCCCAGATCCTCAGCGTGAGTGCGCCCTTAAGAGTAAACTTGTCGGCATGGGCGGATATTGAAAGGCGGTATAAGAACCGCTCCATAGCAAAAGTTCGGAGGAGCTCCTCGAAGGGACGATTCGACAAATGGGCGTGATTCAGCAGGCGCTGTCGAATGGACGCGGGAAGATTGATGATGTCCCTTCGTGTCATAACAGCGCTTCGAGATATGGTCGAATGATCTTTTCGACTCGACAGACGGCAGCAAATTTCATCAGTTCACTCGGACGCAGTCGCCGGGCTTCATGGAACATCCTGAGGGCCTCAATCGCCACGTCGAAGCCAATCTTGTTGCGGTATTTGAAGCAGTCGGCAACCGTCTTGGCGGCAGAGAATATTCGCACTTCCGTCCCGTCGATTAAGTGCGTCTCAACGCCGGCAGTAATGGCCTTTTCGCCGAAATAGAAGAGTCGTGTGGGTGGATAAGTGATCCGCGGCTGCCTTGTGTGGCGGCGAATGGCAATCTGAACCTCATGCGGGATGTGGGTTGTGATCTCATGGAATGCGAGCGCCGAGATGAGGCAGATTACCGCATTCGGCGCTTTTCGTGAGACGGCAACCAAGTCCGGATTTCCGAGAGACGGCAGCTCGGTCAAACGATATAGACCTCGATGCAGACGTTCAATGAAGCCACGATCAAGCATGGAATAAAGCACCGTTCGGGTGATGCCGAACTCGATTGCCTCGCGCATCCTGAGTATGCCGCCATGGTTGCGGAAGATGGCTTGCGCCTCTTTGGATCGGTCTGAAGGCTTCCTCATTGTGTTGGCTTTTGAAACAAAATGTCGTCACTTATTTGTAAGTGACTACAATATGTATTCAAATTGGCGCTATGTCAAGGCCCTGGAGGCAGTTTTTATGATGAGATGCGCTTTGAGAGTGCGTCCAAATATTTGAGTCACTCGAAAAACGCGAATAAAGGGTCACATAGGTCGGGGAATCGGCAGATGCAAGTCTTTATGAACTCGAGATCGGAGTTGGTGAAAGGGTCACATAAGAGCCCGTATGTGACTGTTCTGAAGTCCTCTGCTGGCGGGATTTTAGGAAAGTCAAAATCCAAAGCTCGAAGCACCTTGCAAGGGCAAGCTGAAAATGGTGCTCTCGCGGGGGAGCAGGTGTCAAATCTTCCGGAGAGGTCGCAATGACTTTATTAGCGGGAGTTTTAGGATTTCTTCTTATCATCGCAGTGATCTATATCGCTGTTGAAAGGATTACATGGTGGTTGATCAGGCACGGAGGATTCACGATCAGGATCGAAGTTGATGATGGCGAGGATTGATATGCATGCAATGGTCTCAAACCCTTGCCTACAGAGTCTCGAGGGCATCTTCAATGGTCTCGTCGAGAAGATGTGCGTAGATCTGAGTCGTAGTCACAGACGCATGTCCGAGTGCCTGTTGAACAGTGAGAAGATTCGATGTTCGAGCATACAAGCCGGTTGCAAAGCTGTGTCGCAGGGAATGAGGCGTGACATGTTTGTTAATACCGGATTTGGCGATCCACTGATCGAGGCGGCGTTGGACCTGACGCGTAGTGATTCTGTCCTGCAGTTGGCTGAGGAAGAGCGCCTGGCATTTGGCGAAGACCCTCTTGCGTTCATTCAGATAGCGATGCAGGATCGTGCGCAACTTTGTGTTGAGAAAACGATTGACGATCTGTCCACCCTTGGCTTGAATGGTGATTTTCTTCTCCAGCAGATTGACGTCGCCGATGTCGAGGTTGACGAGCTCGGACAAGCGAATACCGGTGTGCAGAAAGAGAGTGACGATAACCAGGTCGCGGTTCGCTTGCCAGCCCTTGTGATGGCGCATGGTCTTCAAGAGCGTCCGCTTCTCATCCTCGGTCAGATAGACCAGCGGCTTGCGGCTGTTGCGCTTGATGCGGATGCCGGCGGAGGGATTGCGGGAAATCATCCCGGTATCCGTCAACCATCTGAAGAATCCCTTGATCGTAGCTCTGGTGCGGTCGATGGAAGTGGACTGCTTGGGACGACCGTCCGACTGCAGGATAACCGGTTCGCTGAGGAGGAAACGATCGAGGTCGTTGGGCGTGATGTGGTCGACCTGAATCTCCGCCCCCAGATGGCTGATCAGCAGCCTCAGATCGCGCTGATGCGCTCCGATGGTGTGCGGCGAGCGTCCATTGGCGAGCTGGTGTTCCAGGAATTGTGTCACTGCATGTTCGAGGGTCATAACTCGTCCTCCTCCGGTTCCGGATCGTCGATCGGCATCCAGCTCCAGTTGCTTTGGTCGGTGATGAACAGCCGGACAGGTTCCTCGATGAACTCGCTTATCGGTGAGGTCATCCGACGGTCGCCGATGAGGCTGAATCTGTTGCCTGCTCGGTCGACAAAACCAACGATGAGGAGGGTGCTCATGTACCGGAGCGACTTGACGGTGGCGACCCGCTCTTCGGGTGTGTTGTCTTTCATTGTATGTCTCCTGTGGTTATCGCTGCATTCCGGCGAGCTTGCCCTCGTCGGTGATGCTGAGTTTAGAGAAGTAGCCGGACTTGATCCTCATCCAGCCGTCCGAGGTTTTCAGTTCATATCTGGCGGCGATACGGGACAGCTTGAAGCGGTAGATCTTTCCGTTCTGGTTCTTCTTCAGATGTCCGAAGCGGTCGAGCTTCCAGCCGTGGACCTTTGCCCATTCGATGAATTGTTCTCGTTTCATTGTGATCTCCTATTGTTGCTCGGATTGCTGTCTAACGTGCGGTTGCAACGGTGCAGTCCCAGGTTTACGAAGTCAAGCCCTGTCTGCCGACAGGCAGGGAAGTGATGACGAATGTGACGCTATGATGGTGAAAGATCGACAGGACATAGCAGCCCTGCCGGAGCGGGATCGAAGGAAGCTATACGCGATCCTGACTGATCCGGTGAAGTGGGGCGAGCTGTTCCTACACAATAGGGACGGCAGTCCGCGCCGCTTCTGGGATCACCAGAGGGAGGATCTGCGCTCCAGATCCCGGAACATCATCCATCAGGACGGCAGGGACGTGGGGAAGTCGGTTTGCATCGTCACCGACGTGCTGCATTATGCCTTCACAACCAAGGGCGGCAGCGGTTTAGTGGCAGCGCCTCACCAGGGGCACCTCGACACGCTGATCGACGAGTTTGAGTTTCAGCTTAGCGAGAATCCCGATCTGATGACGGCGATAGCGATCAACAAGGCAGGTCACCCTACGATCACTCGCAAGCCGTATTTCAAAGCCCAGTTCATATCGGGGACGGTGATCCACTTTCGCCCGGGCGGAGACTATGGTAAGGCGTTCCGTTCGCTGCACGTCGACCGAGTTTGGGTGGACGAAGCCGCTTGGCTGCCGGAACCAGCGTGGCGGGCGGTGAGGCAATGTTTGAACGCGGGAGGGCGATTCAGGATTTATTCCAATCCGAATGGATTAAGAGATACGACCTATTATCGACTCACCAAGGAAAAGAAAAGGTGGAAGAGCTTTCATTGGCCTTCCTCTCTCAATCCAAGCTGGTCTGAAGATCGGGAACAGGAATTGGCTGACTTCTATGGCGGTCGGGATACTCCCGGCTTTCAGCATGAAGTCTTGGGCGAGCATGGACGACCTTCTTATGGAGCCTTCAACCACGAACAGTTCAAACTGTGTCAGAAAGTGTATGACGGCTACCGGGCGGTTCACATTCCCGGCGAAGAGCTATCCGATTGCGACTCCGAAGAGGAGGTCCGGGATCGGCTCGATCTGTTAATGTGTCTGGCACCGGAGGACGGGAAGTTCTGGGTGGGGGCGGATACAGGATATACCAACGATCCGTCCGAGGTCACAATCTGGCGGGAGGATGAAGAGGAGTCGATGAGGCTGGTGTTTCGTCTGCACGCCGAGCATGTGGCTTACCCGGCACTGGCGGAAGCTATTGCATTGATAGACCGCTACTACAATCCACGCGGGATCGGGATCGACAACGGCGGCAATGGGCTGTCGGTAGT